CATAACCTTTTCTATGATATATTAAATATAGAGTTCAACCTATGGCCATGGACACGAAACATGGTTAAGTACGGTGATTTCTTCTTAGGATTAGAAATAGGAGAAGGTAAAGGTGTAGTTAATGTAACTCCTCACTCTGTATATAACACAGAAAGATTGGAAGGATTAGACCCAAATAATCCCCACATGGTTAAGTTCAAAATAATGGATGACCCTAATGGTAAACAAGAATATGATGACTTTGAAATAGCCCACTTTCGTTTACATTCAGATACTAACTGGTTACCTTATGGTAAATCAATGGTAGAAAATGGAAGAAGATTATGGAAACAACTTTCTCTTATGGAAGATGCTATGTTAATTCATCGTATAATGAGAGCACCTGAAAAAAGAGTATTTAAGATAGATATTGGTACTATTCCACCGAATGAAGTTGATAACTATATGCAACGTATTATCAATAAGATGAAAAAAGTTCCATTTCTTGATAAAAACACAGGTGATTATAACTTAAAGTATAATATGCAAAATCTTACTGAAGATTTTTACTTACCTGTTCGTGGTGGTGATAGTGGAACTTCTATTGATAATATCGGTGGATTAGAATATACAAGTATTGAAGATATTGACTATCTTAAAGCTAAATTGTTTGCAGCACTTAAAATACCAAAAGCTTATTTAGGATATGAAGAAGATGTTCAAGGTAAAGCTACTTTAGCAGCTGAAGATGTAAGATTTGCAAGAACAATTGAAAGAATACAAAAAACTTTAGTATCAGAACTTACTAAAATAGCAGTAGTACATTTATATGCACAAGGTATTCAAGATTCAGAGTTGTTAAATTTCAAAATTGATTTAGTAAATCCATCCACTATTTACGAACAAGAAAAAGTTAATCTTTGGTCAGAAAAAATTAGATTAGCATCTGACATACAACAATTAAATATGTTATCTAAAGATTGGATTTATGATAATATCTTTAAATTATCTGATGGTGAGAAAGATACAGAACAAATTAACTTAATTAATGACCTTAAAGATAGATTTAGATATCGTTCAATTGAAGACGAAGGTTCAGACCCTGCAATGGTAGATGAAGAACCATCTGATATTGAAGCTGAATTAGAAGAATTAAAGACAGAACTTAAAAATAAGGGCGGAAGACCACGTGAAGGTAATACTTATAAGAAAGACAAACATCCTTATGGCAGAGACCCATTAGGAGATGATGAACGAAAAAAGTCAAGAAGTAGAACTACTGAAGACAAAATTCGTAAATACATCAACGGCGTTTCATCAAAAAGACAATATCTTCACGAAAACGATGTCCTTTTAGACAAAAAGGAGGACAAATAATACGGTAAATAATAGTTATCTTTAATAAATCTATATTTATATAAGACATTTTACCATATTTAAGTAATTTTTATATATGAAACGCATTAAACATTCTAAAATAAAGAACACAGGACTACTATTTGAGTTACTGACTAGACAGATAACTTATGAGATACTTGATGGTAGAGAAGAAAAGTCCAAAGAGATTGTAAGAGAGTTTTTTAATTCCAGAACAGAACTATCTAAAGAACTTAGATTATTTAATTTACTATTAAATGAAAAACAAGCAAACATTTTAAAATCAGAGAAATTTTTAAATGTTGTTTTAGAAGCTCACACTAAAATAAACTACGATAAATTAGAAAAAGAAAAATATAATCTAATTAAAACTATAAAAGAAAGTTTTGAAATAGAAAACTTTTTGTCTTCACCTATTTCAAACTACAAAGTATTAGCTTCAATACACAAAATATTCAGAGGTAAAACTCTTAACGTAAATAACGTAAAAGATATATTTGAAAGTAGAGAAACTTTAATAGAACATATATCTAAGACTCAAATAGAAAAGTCGGTCAAAAAAGATGAGATTATTGAGTCATATAGAAAACAAGAACAAGATGTTCGTTTATTGACTTATAAAATTTTAGTTGAAACTTTTAACAAAAAGTATTCTAATCTTGATGAGAGTCAAAAATCATTATTAAAGAATTACATTAACAATGTAAATAACAGTTCTAAGTTTAAAGAATATTATAAAGAACAACTTAAAAAAGTAGTCAAAGAAATTCATAGTCTATATTCTTCAATGGAAGACCAGGTGACTAAAATAAAACTTAAAGAAACAATTAATGTTTTAAAAGGTCAAAGAATTAAGAGAGAAGTTTCAGATTCTCAAGTTTCATCATTAATGATGGCTTATGAATTAGTAAAAGAAATTAAAAATGTCAGAAGTTAAATTAAAAGAAATAATAAGGGAGTTGGTAAAAAAAGAGATGGAAGAAGCAACAACAACTGCTTCTGTTGATGGATACCAAACTCCTTTTGCTTTTTCTGGTGATAGAGATAAAGACAAAAAGAAAAAAGATGATATAATAAAATCTTCAGGATACGAAAAAGTTTAATTAAATAATAGAGATATGAAAATTACTAAAGAAAGATTAAGAGAGATAATAAGAGAGGTAATTAAAGAAGAGTCTGAATATCAAACTTTTTTTAAAAAAGCCTTAGAAAAATCTGGCAAATCTATACCACAAATGTCTGATGAAGAAAAGAAGGCATTTTTTAACAAGATTGACGCTGCTTGGAAAGGTAAAAGCGAAAATAAAGGTTAAACAATTTAATGTTAGAGGAGTTTGAAAATATTATTGAAGAAGAACTATCTAAATTTTCTGAACAACTAATAAAAGAAGAAATTAGTGCAGAAGATGAAGATATGATAAGAGATATCATTCGTTCTGAAGTATCAGCAATATTTTTTGACTTATTTAAGAAAAGAAGAACTTGGGGAGCATAATGAAATCATTACTAATAGAAACAAACTTATTTGAAGGTAAAGTAAACGAAGATTCTAGTGGAAGAACTTTGGTCAAAGGTATTCTTCAACGAGCTAGTGCAGAAAACCAAAACGGAAGAGTATATCCAAGAGAAATTTTAATGAGGGAAGCTAAAAAGTATGAAACTCTTATCCAAGAAAGAAGAGCTCTTGGTGAATTAGACCATCCTGAAAGTTCGGTAATAAACTTAAAGAATGTATCTCATAATATAAAAGAAATTTTTTGGAATGGTGATGATTTAATGGGTGTAGTTGAAGTACTACCTACACCATCAGGTAACATCTTAAAAGAACTTCTAAGAGCGGGTATTCTTCTTGGTATATCGTCAAGAGGAATGGGCTCTGTAAAACCAATTGGTGAAAATAAAGTAGAAGTAGGTGATGATTTTGAACTTATTGGTTGGGACTTTGTTTCTAACCCATCTACACATGGCGCATTTATGACTCCAATGAACGAATCAGTAAATATGCAAATTGGTACTGATGTTTGTGGTGATTATTGTAAAGCACAAGACTTAATGAGAGAAATTATAACGGAAATAGGATAATGAGTAAATTTAATCTAAACAAATATCTTAAAGAAAATAAAATAGATTTGGGTAAATACCAAACTACTGCTAGTAACAAAATATCTAAAGGTGTTTCTGATATTCGTAAAACTAACTATGATGTTAAAATTACTGAAGATGGAAAATTAGACCTTTATACACTACAACCTGTAATAGCAGAAGGTGGTGAGATTCTAATCAATGAAAATACAGAAAGACCACTATCGACTGAAGTTAAAAAACAATTTTTAGAGATAATCTCTACATATAGAGCTTTTAAAGAACAACTTACTCGTAATTCCGACATAGTTGAAACTGCCCAAACATTAAGTGGTGTTGTTGAAGCGGCAAGAACATTAACTCTTTCAGAAAACGATGATTGGTTTGATAAAGTGACCATCAAAAGAAATATGAGTGAATTAGACAAGTTAGGTCAGTCTTTTGATAAGGTATCAACTGAAGCTAAAGCTTTAGACGAAAGATTACACTCTTTATACGAAGATATGGGTCATATACTTAGTAGATACTACGAAATAAGTGAAATAGACTCGGAAACAATGAAAGAAAGATTAGGTATTCAAGAATCAACAGAAGATTGTGGATGTGATTCTGATTCAGAATCAATCGAAGAACAATCAGTAGTAGTCGCTAAAAGAAATGATAATGGGTCTATCTCAGTAACTATGAAAGAAGAATCTGATTTAAACGAAGAAGAACTAAGATTATATGAGTTCGGTCAAAAAGTAGAAGTTCTAATGGAAAAAAATTGTCCTACAAACCCATCAAAGTGGAACTACTACAAAGGACAAGCTAAAAAGAAATTTGATGTTTATCCATCAGCTTATGCAAACGGATGGGCATCTAAACAATACAAAGCCGCTGGTGGTGGTTGGAAAAAGTGTTAATATGGCTAAACTAAAAGACATATT